AAATGGATAGGGTCTTGACAGGTCCAACTCTCAAGAGTGAGGCACCTGCCGTCGGGTCTATGGACTGGATGGTTCAGGAGAAGAAGAAACAAGAAGCGTTGGAAGATGAAGTTGCTCGTCTAGAGCAGATCGCTGACAACACTGCAAAACTAAACAAGGTAATAGGCCAACTCAAGAGCCGAGTCGGAAAGACTTGGTATGTGTTCAGTGGCGCTACTCCAGATGGTTGGGACTGTTCAGGTCTGACCATGTGGGCGTATGAACAGCTTGGCATTGTTCTTGAGCATCGTGCGTCAAAACAGACAGAAGCTGGTGAGGTTGTGGAAACCCCGAAGCTCGGCGACATTGTTGTCTTCACCTACAACGGCAACAAGTCTGCGTACCACGTCGGTATATACACTGGACCGAATGAGATGGTCCATGCTGGTGGTGGAAAGGGTGAGAGCACGGCTCTTGCTTCAATCAGCAAATTTGCAGGCAAACATAGCAAGGTGACTTATGTTCGTCTCATCGAAACTAACAATTAGCTAATAAAGCAAAAAGCCCGTCCTCTTCTAGAGGGCGGGTTTTGCATTTTCCGGGCTCTCTTTCCGTTAGGATAGGAGCATGAGTCAATTGATTGAACATGCCAAGAGAGAGCTTGAACTTGTTGGTGAAGAACCGAAAGTTATTGAGTGGTATCTGAAAGTTGTTGGGACCTTTGCCGAGTTTGGGCACTCTGGGTTTAGCGCCGAGCACACCCTTGAAGTCCTTGAGCAACTGCTTCGGTATAAGAACCTAACACCCCTAACGGACGACCCTCGTGAGTGGGTTGACGTATCTAGCTACTTTGAGGGTAAAGAGATCTGGCAGAGCGTTCGTAACTCCGAGGCTTTCTCTGCAGATGGTGGGAAGACTTACTCTATCCTTTCGGAGGCTGGCTATATCAGCCATAACACTCTGAAGAAGTAGTGTCGAAGTTTGGATGGTGCCTAACAGGGCATCATGAGATGTGTATCAAAGAGTTCCCCGAGCATCTCTGCTCATGCGAGTGCCACGCTACTGACGCGGAGAAATCTCTGTCATAGATCTAAGACCAGATGCTGGAACATTCCAACGACGGTAGTTAGTAGAAGAAGTCTCATACTCTGGTTTCATGCAATCTCTTCCCCATATCCAGCCAATGGCTATGTAAGGGGGAGACGCGTACTCTTTAGATGGCATGCGTTGTGCTTTCTTCTCTAAGCCGCCAACTAGCAAAACATACGCGTTATCTGGATTATCTCTTTCAGTAAACCTAAGTGTTGGTTCTACACCCTCTTTTTTACCAATGGTGAAGAAGTATCTAATTTCAAATGGTGGAACATCTTCTTCAGTTTTCCATTTATTGACGTGTGGAGTGAAGTCAGTAAGACCCATCATCCTTGCAAATGCAAGTTCAGAACCAGCAGCGACAGAGTGCTGCCACATCTCCCACACGTCTCCCTCTGCATAATTGACGTTATGAGTAGGGTTTCCAAGGTAAGGCTTCTGGCGTTCATAGCCTATTCGAGCGCATTCGCCCTCCTCCATTGGAGTAAGGCTGTATGTCCATCTGTCGTTAGGTGTCATTTTCCGGGCTCCCGTTCCGTTATTCAGAGCGTGCGACGGAAATGCGTTTGTGACAGTGAATGCAGGAGGTGTAGGTAAGTCCAGTGTAGGGGCAAGAGGCTGAGTCTGTTTCTGGGTGTTTGCAGGTCAGTGCTCGGTAGTGCCAAACAACTACATGTGCTAAGTGCCTGAGGATTCTCATATCCTCAGTCTAGTTACTTAGTGGCTTCTCGTCTAGCTTTGAGTGCTTCGAAGTCTTTGACTTTGGTGTCGCCCATGTAGCCCCAAGCGTAGCCACCAGCAATAAGAGCCTCGTTGACAGAAGTTTCTGCACCATCAAGATAGAGCCAGCCAAGGATGCGACCGTACTTCTCGGAAGAGTCAGGAAGCTCTGTCTTGATCACGATGGTCTTGGCGTTGGCAATAAGTTCGCCAAGCTTCTTCTTCACCTCAAGACCAAGAGCCTTCTCATACTTGTCAGTGGTGCGTGACTCAGGGGTATCGATACCAGCAAGGCGTACACGCTGCGAGTAAGAGATGTTGAATCCCAAATCAATGTCGACGTCAATGGTGTCACCATCAACAATACGAGTTACTTTCTTTACGTTGTAATCAAACACCATGCACCTCCAGCTGCATCTTCGCGTATGCGTGGCGGTACGCGTTTATGAACCCACGCTGGTAAGCCTGAAACTCAATGGAGCTAAAGCTCTTGCCCTTGAAGTACCCTCGAGCTGATTCCATAGCCATAACGCTTAGTGCTTTATGCCTTGGCTCGTTGTAGTACTTCAAGTAAGCAATAAACTTCTTCACTTTGCTTCGTCTTCCACCTTTGTTCCAGCAGCAGATGTCCCGTTGAGCATGAAGCCCGAGATGACACCTACAAGGAATGAAATAGTTGTTGAGAGGAGGCTAAAGAAAGCCTTGTCGTTTTCAGACTGAACAGCGCCAAGAGGCTGAGTCACAAAGGTCACCGCGTAGATGATTGCCATAGTTGCCACGAACACGGTCGAAGCAAGCATGATTCCAACAATAAAGCGAAGTCGAGTGTTGAGCTCATCTGTTGTGTAGCGGGTCTTCTTACTCATTCGGGGTGACCGTTTCGGTAGTTGGGGCATTGTTATATTCGGTATCTTCATCGTAAAGTGGGGTTCCCTTCATTACGTCCTTGGTACAAATACCAAAGCCTTCGCAGTTTGGAGGTAGGCAGTCAGGGCTTTCCCAGTTGGCTGGATCTTGACATGGGTAGCGGTAGACCTCTTTGAAGTCATATTTTCCACAGCTGGTTAGAGTGAGGCAAAGCGCTAACGCGCTAATAAGTTTGATTGCTTTCACAATTCCTCCAGTTTGCCTTTGTCCGAGGCTATAAGCCTTACCTACAAGAAGGTAGGTGGCTGGCCCCTGCAGACCAGCCACCGTTTTCCTTCTTGTCGGGTAAGGAAATCTAGTTCTGGTTTTATTGTAAAGGGATTTGAGGAGAGTGATTTTGAAGCTCCCCGTCATGGATTCGAACCACGATAACCGCCTCCAAAGGGCGGCGTCTTGCCGTTAGACGAACGGGGATTGGGGAGTGGAGCCCCGAGTCAGGATTGAACTGACGACCTACGCATTACAAGTGCGTTGCTCTACCACTGAGCTATCGAGGCAGTGACTCGTTTTCATCGGCGGTGGAGAGTCAGACCACTTCATGGAGTAAAACTTATTTAGTTAGCTGGAACTAGGCGACGCTTTTCTGGGTCCCACTTCTTAGGGTGCTTCTTGAAAGCTTTGCCATTTTGACGGTCATTGCTTTTGCTTACTGGAGCTGGAGCTCCGCCCTTACCTTTTGCCATTTCATTCCTTCGTTTTATCTACTACTAGTTGCGGAGGTGGGATTTGAACCCACGGCCTTCGGATTATGAGCCCGACGAGGTAACCGAACTCCTCTACTCCGCGACTTCTATTTTACCACCAGGAACCCACAAGTTGTCTCCAACTTCAAGATTCTCACAGCGAGCCAGCACAAACAATAAGTCGCTCAATCGGTTGAGGTACTTTGCAGTCAAGATGCTCACACCTTCACCGAACTGATGAATAGCATGCCACGTTGCTCGCTCTGCACGACGAACCACCGTGCGGGCAACATGTAGGTGAGCGGCGGCTGGAGTTCCACTAGGAAGAACAAAAGAGCGTAGTGGTTGTAGATAGATGTTGCAGTTGTCAATCTCTTCTTCCAAAGAAGCAATCTGCTCTTGGGTAACACGAAGTGGAGTTACCTTAGGATTGTCGATAACTGGAGTGCAGAGGTCAGCACCAACATCAAACATGTCGTTTTGGATCTTGGTCAATAATGCGAGAACTTTCGGGTTTTCAATGACTGACATGGCAACTCCGATGTAGGAGTTGGCTTCGTCGACAGTTGCAAACGCCTCTAGGCGTGGGTCATTCTTAGAAGTGCGAGACATGTCGCCAAGTGAGGTAGTGCCATCATCACCAGTCTTAGTGTAGATGCGAGTCAGATTGACCATTAGTGTCCTGTCATTGCACGCCAGATGTGTAACGTGGCTTGCTGAAAAATGTAGAGTGCAGCAATGTTGACTGCAAGCTGAACCCCTACTTGAATCCAAGGACTTACTGAAGTTGTTTCTTTTACAGAGACTTCCTTGAAAATTGTTTTAGTAGGACGAATCAGCGTTTTCACGGTAGGGGAACCTCTCCATTATCGGCGAAGACGAGTCCCAAAGAGTCGCCTGGATTTAGGTAGACCTCATTGATTCCCACTTGAGCCCACCCCCATTCACCCTGTAGGTCAAATGGAAACGGAATCACTTCGCGCTCTTTTACAAGTACTGCCCAATAGGACTCTGCAGGAGGCATCACTTCACAAGTTTCTACTGAAACATCAGGGAAGCCACCTAGACGACAAAGGATTGCATTGCCATAGTCTTGAGTACCTTGGGTACTTAGGTTAGCAGTAGCGAGAAGATCCAAAGCGTTGGTCTTGCCTTCTACGGGGATACAGCTTGTGGTCTTTGCCCCGTTGTTTAGTGGACCATAGTCAACATACAAAGTGACGCAATTTGCTTCTTGACTCTGTACGAAAGTGAATCCACCAACAACTAATCCAAGACCAGCCAAAACTAAAAGTATTTTCTTCATCGTTTTACTCTATAGGTTTTTAGATTGGTTTCCAAATCTTATATCCTGGAAGATATGGATTGTCAGTGTCAGAGCCTCGATAGGTTTGACCAGTCTCGGTGTCAATAAGGATGTACTTCTCTGGAGCCTTTGTGATGACTGCAAGGTGGATAGCAGACTCTAGCTCTGGAACTGTGTCGCTACTTTGTTCAATGTGGTAGGTATGAACTTGAAGTTCTCTGTCACTCATCGTTCTTTGATCCGCTCGATGAGTTCGGTGGAAGAAAAGTTGTGCTTACGAGAGTTGTAGTAAATCTCGATATCGTGGGCTAGACAGTAATCACGACCAGTAAAGTCTTTACCTGCATAATCTTCACCGATAATTCTGATATCAATGTGAAGAGTCTTGAGCAGGTCTAGTAAGTCATCTTCTGTCTCATAGACAACAACTTCATCAATGTATTTGACTGCCTTGAGCTGAATCTGACGCTCGATGAGAGATTGCACTGGACGACGCTTATTTGGTCTATCAATACTTGGGTCAGCTTGTAGAGCAACAATAAGGTAGTCGCATACGCTCTTTGCCTCTTCAAGCATGAGAATATGACCTGCATGTAGTAAATCAAAACATGATGCTGTAAAGCCAACCTTTGCTGGGTTGAATAGGCGTTCTAGTTCTTTGAGTGCTGAGTCCATTAGTCCAGTGCTGCTTCCTTGATTTTGCGAAGAATGATTTCGTTGGTACGAGAACGCTTGAATGTTTTGTAACGATGCTCGATGGATTTGAAACGCCCAAAGATGAGTTTGGTGTCCGCAACGCTTTCTGCAATTTTGTATATCTCTGGTGTCAGCTCGAATCTCTTGAGCACTACCTTCTTATCCGTATTGAAGCGTGCATACATAACTGGCTCTTCTGGAAGATGAAAACGGTCTTGTTTCTCCCAAAGTTGCATTTCGACGTGAACTGGACGGAACCACTTAGAAATGTCAAACGCTCCTGGAACAATAGCTCCGTATTTAGAGTGAACCGTGTCATGGATGTATGGAGGAGTAATCTCCATATTGACTGATTCTTCAGAGAAGAAAAGCCACCCAAGTGGAAGCCAAAGAACTTTGCGATCTTCAAGGAATGTCATCATTGTGCGACTACCGTGCATCTGATGTTCTTGGACTCCTTGGAACTGACCAGTCTGCTTGTTGAACTCAAACTTGCTATCAATCAGATTAGAAAAAGTATAGGTGTTCCTGAATAGCTCTTTGAAAGCAGGGCAGTACAGGATGCTGTTGTTGGCATCTGCTGAAGGAACTTTATTCTTGCGAAGATTACCAACCACTGGTTCTGGGTCCGCGTAAACCATATTCCAGTCATAGCGTTCTTCCGCTTTGATTGGGTAGTACGGGGACCAGTAAACGACTAGTTCGTCTTTATTGTCTTTAGCCATACGTCCATCCTACATTAGAAGAGGACGTAATCCTGAAGTTCGGCATCAAAGATAGGGGAAAGGTGGATGGGGGTCAACCAGTCAAAGTCTTCAGGCAATCCTGTGAGGGCAAAAGTGTCTGCGGTTTTGACCTTTTTGCCTCCGTGCTGGTTGTGAGTCCACTGTCCCTTATCGTCCTGAACTGCTAGGTGTTTCATAGCAGTTTCTTTTGAGGCAACATACATCTCTAAGCGGTCTGGGTAGAAAGCCATGAAGAGGATGTACTCATAATCTTGGGTCTGACGAATCTGCTGCCACTTGAACTTGTTGGTCACATCCCAAAGGAATGAGCCTTTGATTTCTACTTTGTGTCCATTTATCGTTCTATCCCAATCAGAATTGCCTGATCGCTCAACGTGCTGGTTGTAATACTTGAGAACATCTTCGGCTACTGATTCCATCTTTGCGCCCTTCTTTCGAGAGGACAAACGCTTGAGTGGAAGGAACGGAGAATTGATGTATGGGTCTTTGTGCAGGTAAGTGAGGAGCTTCCTTAGAGTGGAAAGCTCTGCTACATCTTCTGCCTTGAGGGCCACGTCATTTAGTCTATCTATCATATAAAGAACCTAATTTGAAAAAAGAACACATAAAGGTTTAGACACGCCCAAGCGCATCAATTCCTAAAATCAACGATAGTCTTGTTTTTGTGATTTATGAATGGAAACTTGATAACGAGAGTCGAAACTTTGGTGACGCACTCCCAGAGGCGATGACTCCGCCTGATATTTATCAGGACTGGGCAGATGACCCAGAGGTCATGTACTTCCCTATTGGCAGTGTTATATGTAATGACATTATTGCCGAAACTTTATACAACGGCTACAAGCCTGTATTTATCGGATGTGGGTGGAGAGGTGAAGAGCTAGACCCTGCATTGGTCATCCACTGTGAGTTCTACGGCGCTCGCGGTCCACATACTCAGGCAGAACTTGCACGTCACGGTATAGAGGTTGAAGTTGTTGGAGATCCTGCCTACATGCTCCCTCAGATTTTTGCCAAGTCAGCTCCGAATGGTTTGGCTATGGTAATTAGACATGTACTAGATGAGTCTGATTACACCCCAAATACTATTCACGAATACGGGGCTGATGCCGTCTTTAGCCCTGTTGTCCATGATGAAGGCGACATTATTGCTGTCATTGAAAAGATTTCTGGTGCTCGCTTTGTTCTTGCAGGATCTATGCATGCTGCCATTGTTGCGCATGCATACGATGTACCATTTGCCCTACTAGATGGTCCTTATATTGACTGCCTGCCGAAGTGGTATGACTGGTTTGCTTCGGTAAACTTAGGAGAACCAGAATTTGTCTCCAACATTGTTGAGGGACGAAAGTGGTATAACGAGAAATTTAGAGATAGGAAACCTAATGGAACTAACTAAAGAAGAGTGGCTTCGTCACGCTAGGTTTGAACTAGAACTAGTTCACGAAGTCCCTGAATACGTTGAGTTTTATTTGAAGATTGTAGAAGCCTTCTGGGACTTTCAGCACGATGAGCGAACTCTATTTGCTACCCCAGAAACTATTGAAAAGCTTTTGCGTCACAAGAACCTTAGTGGGTTGACTTCAAACCCGAGTGAGTGGCGACAAGTAGGTGAAGGCATCTGGCAAAATAAACGACACCCTTTGTCATACTCGGTTGATGGTGGTAAGTCGATTGTTACATTCCCACCACTAGACAGCAATATGAATTCATCATTGATTCATAATGGGCTTCCATCACATGTCAATGAGAAGATTGACGAACTAAAAGACCTATAGAGTCGGAGACCTAGTAATCTTTGGTTGCGGGTAGTTAGTAGCGTCATCATCTAGCAACTGTTGGTAGATAGCACCCGGAATGTTGTCACCTTTGCGCTCATGCGCTTTGAGGTGGTCAATCATTTCTTGGGTGCTTTCTGCTCTAAAGAATGCTTCAAGCATGTCCCCGAAGGAACAGAGCGAGCACTGGACTGGACCAGACTCGGTGCGGAAGACGTAAACGTCGTACTCTGGAATGCGTGCATAAATCATGAGTTGAGTATAGAACTATTGTCTGACAAATGCTAGTGTTGGACTAACGAAAGGACGTATTATGGCAATGTTGATGAAGTTTGAGATCCGTGACCCTGAGTGGGCTCAGGCTCTCCAATTTGGTCTTGAGGAATACATGGGCAATCTCTACAACTCTCTAGAGGCTGATTCAGACTCTGAAGAGGCTGACCCAGATACAGAAAGCGGTATTCCATTCTGTGGATGCAACGTCTGTGAAGGACGAGAGATTCTCTCTTTTATTGCCCCTCGTGTAATCAAGGGCTATCTAGATAAGAAGATTGGGTACGTTGAGGTAGACGAGGCTGACCACAAGGGAAAGATTATTGAAGTTCCCTTGAACATGAAGCACGACTAGTCGTCAAAATCCTCATCTGATTCATCAAAATCATCATCGGAAGATGATGTGAAGATGATTGCGTCTTCATTAGCTTCGCTAACAATCATGGCTACAAGGGTGAGTGCTTGGCGCTCGCGGAAACCTGCACGCTGGAGTGACAGAAACATTTCATGCATCTGCATAGAATCTTGGTCCAGCGGACTTAGATTCAGCTCTTGCTCAAACTTGTCAAAGTTTGGCTCTTCGTTTTCTGCCATAACTAGAGTTTAGACCTCTTTCTCAGAGCCAATGTATTCGTGGCTAAATGACCATCTATCTGGGTTCAACTGCCAGCGTGTATTTTCACGCTGAACTAAACCATCTTTTCTCTTCATGTGATTTTTTGACGTGGCTTTCCACTTCGTAGAACTGTCTCGATAACCTCCCAAACGAGGATGAGAAGTTTTACTGAAGTAACGCTTGCCGTTATCAAGATAATGCTGAGCAACAGCCTCAGAGATGCGAGGACCGAAACCAAAGCCTTGGTAATCAGGATGCACCACCAGTCTGTGTTCACGCCATGCGTTCTGAACGGTACCAGAGGGGTAAGTCATCGAGGCTACAAAACCTACTAGCTGTCCTTCCCAGATTGCCACATAGCTGTGTGATGCCTTGTTGAGCTTTTCCGAGAGATAATGGTGCGCAGAGAAGTGGCTCCAAATGCTGTTGTGGGCAGGATAGATGTCGAGTACCAATTCAGGTCGTTGAAGATACCTTCCTGAGGTCCACTCGCCACGATCAGTATCAATTACCCAATCAGGTTCGAGGAACTCAAGGATGTCGCGGTGGACTGTAGCCAGTACGACTCCTTTGATGTTGTTGGCACGGATGTACTTAGACATTGAAGTTGAAGCAGCCTTGGCGACATTGCGGTCGATGACAGATGTGTACTCGTCAATGACAGAGTTGTTGTGAAGTGAGCGAGCTAGGTCAGCTCTGAACTTTTGACCGTTAGAAAGAACTTCGTAAGGCTTTACCCATTCAGGTACTGACATCAAACCTGCTGCAGAAAAACGCTCATTGGCAACAACTGCGTTTTCAAAGTGCGATGCAATTGAGCCAGAAGTCCATGTTGGTTTGAAAGGTTCACCGAAAGACTTCAGAAGTGTCGACTTACCTGTCCCAGAGGCACCGACGATAACGCCGATGCTGAAGTCCTTCGGCAACCCGCGAGGCATTATGAAGGGATAGAAGTGTTCCACACCTTCAGAGTTGTAGTCAAATGGGCGAATGAGATCTTCAGTGACCTCATCCATTTCAACATGCGAGGTGAGGGGCTCGGTGGAGCGTTCTAGTTTCTGCCATAACATACGACCAGGTTAGCAGAGATTCTGGAAAAAGTCCAGGTTAGAGTAAGTCGTGCCATCCGAGAAGGGCTCGAACATTCATTGTTCCAGTCATTGTTCTAAACGAGAGAACGTAAACGTCAGAGACAGGAGTTGCAGAGTTTGTGCGACCAAGCTGCAAGTCCCAGCTACCAAGGTCCGCAGTTCCCTGCTCTGCCGATGATTGGTTAGTTGCAGAGAAAAACTGTCGACGCATTGGGATACCATCTTGGCTCATTGATGTTGCTGTCACGTTATACTCGACATTGCCGTTGTAAGGGTCAGTCACCCAAGTTCCGTTGTTTACTGCTGTCGGATTCTTTACTAGAGCCCAGCCACCTTCACCAGCGTTGGATGCGCTGATGTCAACATAGGTAGGAAGAATGACGGAATCGGTACGTCCATCTTTCATTCGCATTGCTACAAGAGGATATCGGTCAGTGCCAACAGTCGCGGAAACATCACGCCAAGCTGTGAAGATGGTTGACTCATCGTGAGCATAACCACCGTTAGAGATAACAGAGTTACAAATCTGGTGCATTGTTGATGCACTTGAAGTCGTACCAGTGTTTGTAATCTCAAAGCGCAATGGTAGTGAGGCAGTTGTTATGTAGGTATTAGCAATACGGTTTGCGTGGTTGAACTGATGCGCAACAATGAAGTATCCATCAATAGCAAAGCCCATGCGTACTGAGCCAACACCAAGCCACTCGTACTCGAAGAAAAGAATCTGAGCCTTGCTTAGGTCAAGCACAACGTCGGATGGTCCAGAACCATCAAGCTTGTCCATGTTCCACTGCGACTGAGGGACACGAGTTTCAACCAATTGACCAGTTGAATAGGAACGCTCTACAAAATAGATGTTGGTCCCGTCTTGCTCAAGGTAATGACCATTGGTGCGAGAGAAGTACCCTGCACGCTGGCGAAGATTAGTCTTTGCTGGAGCAAAAACAAAAGTCTGCATAACCTGCAAAGACTTGCCAGGTTGGTATGGAAAAACCTTGAATGATTCACGGGTTACTTCAGAACCAGAAGTTGTTGATACGTTTAGTAAAGCGCAGCTTTGGTTAGCATCAAAAGTTACAGTTGCTCCGTTTGAAGTAGTATCACTGTAGTCACCGTTATCTTTGTAGCGGTGAGCTGAGTCAAAAATTGTTTCCCCATGAGAAGTCTTGGTACGCCCGAACATATCGGTGCGGAACGCGTTGATTTGATCGCGGGACGGCTTAGATACGTTGTTGAGCGGAGAGGAAGACATTACTCTATTGTAAATGAAAACAATTCATTGACTTTGTAGAACCCCTAGATATGATGGAAATATGGCGAAGAAAAAGAAAACCCCAGCAGCTATGTGGCTTGAAAGTCCTAGCGCCCATTGGGTTATAGAGACTGAGATACAAATCCACGGTCGCCATGTAGTCAAGGACACCGAGCTATCCATCATCGGAGAGCGGGGAAGATTCCGCTTTTTGAAGCAAATAACCAATGGGGACAAGACTTGGATCGATGTGGTTGGAGGACCTAAAGGGGCTAAGCAGATGAGGTCTTTCCACCTAGACAAGGTTCGTCGAGTACACTACAAAAACAAGACCCGAGAGGGTCGTAAGGCTCAAGGATTGGATGTAGAATAAAACCTATGAAATGTCTATGCGGATTCCAGCACTTACCTAACAGTGCCCCTCTTTTGGCTAGCCACCTCAATGAATGCATGATTGATGGTGTCTTTACTGACCCATCTAAGTTGCCTGTCGTTGTGTGGCGTGATGGCGGTTTCTCTGTGGTCCGTGAGGCTGAAGAAGGCGAACAGACCTACGACATTGGTATTACTCGTCATCCTCTTTATGTCGAGGAGACTGTGAGCGTAGTAGTAGATACAGTTGAACCTGTAGTCGAAGAAGAAACCAACGCATCAGAGTAGTTCTGATTCGTCCACAATATCTAGAGCTTTCTCGAAGAAATCGTTCTCTCGCTCCATGTAGTGATGACGGCAGAAGAATAAAAACCCTGCTGCAAAACTGATTCGATAATATGCCTGAAACCCACAAAGGTCGCAACGTTCGCGCTTTGTAAAATACTCTAGCTCTGGCTCTTCAAGTTTTACAGTCGTCTCTACAGTCTCTTCAGCTGGAGAGATTTCATTCATTCTGAAGACCCTCATAAATCTCTGTACAGGTCTTACATACAGGATAGTTGTCAGGGTTACGGAATGGCACCCACTTCTTACCACATAGGGCGGTGACGGGGGTACCGTTCACCAAGGCTTCCATTACCTCTTCTTTTGGGGCATAGTGGGCTTCACGTTCGTGATCGCCATCATTAGTCCAAAGACGGGTGTCCTCTTGTGTAGAGGTTCCTGAGCCTAGTAGTGCTGTCATTCCTACAGTCTAGTACTCCACAGGAATGAGTGATTTGAGAACCACGTCCTTTGGTAGACGAGCAATGTGGCTAGATATGTCTTCACGTCCAAAAGATATTAGGAAGTTATCCTTGTGAGCTACCAGCCCAGCTGCAAACTCAACTCCAGACCTATAAAACTGGAAGCCTTTAGAGACTGCCAAAATATTGCCTTGATAGTCGTATTGAGTGAAGTAGTGGACGTAGTTTCGAAGAGCAGCGTTGTGAGTGCTAAATCTCTCTGGTGCCCACTGAGCCTCGTTCTTGACAAAGGTTCTGTGGCAGACGCCGAGATAGGTGCCATCCTCTAGTTGGAGAAGGTTAGTGTTTCCTCTAAGCTGGGATAGACGTGGGATATCCGTAAAAAGCATTGTCATCATGTTGCTTTGAACGATGGCGTTTGGTCCATAGATAAAGTCAAAGTGAGGGTTTTTCTCATAGGTAGTCATCCAGTTCTTTTCTGGACGTTGAGTATCCATACCAGTAATAATTTCAAAACTAACAAACTTTGTGCATTTTGAATCTAGCCTTGCAACTGCCATGCGAGCATAAGGAGCACGCTCTTTATCCATGATGACACAAGTCATGTGCCAAGCATTGTCACGATAGAAAACCTTTGGGTCTTCTAAACCACGACGGAGAGGACCAGCGATTGAAGTATCAATTTGTCGTAGGTTTTCAATCTTGAACTCTTTGTTGAGTTCTCCCCAGTAAATCTTGGAGGTAATAATGTCGCCCTCTGTAACATGGTAAGCACCATTCGGGAGGATGACATAGTTAGATGACCGCAGGGCAACCACATACTTGTTCTTATGATTGCCTATAGATGGGTTAGTTGCTCCCCACTTCTTATTGTTTGGATCAATAAGACGTCTGAGGTCTAAAACATCTCCACCTAAATCCCGAACATACGGGAACTGCGAGAAATCCATTTATGCTCCGATGAAATGCTTTACTAAGAAAGTGGTTGCAAGAGCGGCCCACAAGATGTTGAACCAAATGATGGTTGGCATTGTTTTGATGGTTGCAGACCACACCAAAAGAACACTAGTAATAAGTGCAATGATGTAGAGCCACCAAATAGAGATACCGAAGAGCAAACCAGGAATGATAATGAGTGCCTTGGTTGTAAATGCTAGGAACTCGACGGTGTTAGGGACATTCCAATACTGCTTGGTTCCCATCTTTTTGAGGGCTGGAAGCCATTGGAAGTGCTTACGCCAACCTCCACTAAATACTTCCTCATTGCTGAGGTAGTTAGGGTCTTTGATTGTTGGGGTCTTTGTTGGGTTACTTTTCTTCACTTAGCTTCTCCAAAAACTCGTCGTGGGTTACGGATTCGAACTCTGTCACTTGCTCGATGGTCTTCTTGAAGAAGTGATAGCTGTTCTTCAAGTAAGACCTAGAGAAGTTGTAGAACTCAAATTCTTTTAGGTTCTCCAATACCTGAGGGTGTTGGATGCCAACTAGGATGTTGTGCCATGAGTCTAACGGGAACTGGTCTTCTGGAGCAACGTCTTCGAAGATAAAGTTTCGTGTCTCGGCAATCTCTAGCATTGACTGTAGATACTCTGGGGCATTCTCTTTTGTGTAGTGCTTCCAGAAGTCTGTATCAGTACGACCAGTCATGTAGTGCAGATATACAAACCCAGCAATCCGCTCATTGATTGTGGCTACATATTTGTTGTAGTCCTGTCGAACTCTATCGTCACGCTTGTATAGAGTTTCTGTGTTTCCAAGAACTCTAGCAATGCTGATGATTGATGACCAGATAGATGTGGCTTCTAGAGGCTCGATGAATCCAGCAGATAGTCCTGTAGAGATAACATTTTTTCTCCAAGTCTCCGCGTAGCATCCTGCCTCGAACTTGAATGATTCTTTTCTAGGCCACTCTGGTTCATAACCAAGCCATTCAATAATTTCTGCTTTAGCCTCTTCATCTGAGATGTAGTTAGAGTCGAAGACATAGCCACAGCCATAGCGATCTTGTAGAGGAATCTTCCAAGTCCATCCGTACTTCATAGCAGTTGACTCTGTGTATGGAGGGATTGGTCGTTCCATCTCAAGGAAGAACGGCATTGCTGAATTTACTGTCAAGTGGTCTTTATAGCTAACCCACTCGGTTTCAAACTTTTTATTGAAGAAGCTTCTAAATCCACTGCAGTCAAAGATAAAATCAGTTTGGATTTCAGCACCATGAGCAAGCTTGAGAAGGTTTACATCTCCATGATCGTCTTCAGTGAAGTCAACAACTTCACCTTCAATGTGAATGATTCCTCGCTCTAGAGCAATCTCCTTGAGAGTCTCTGCTAACTTCTTTGCATCAAAGTGAATAGAGAAAGCTGCCATCTGTTCAAACTGAAAAATAGGATTGTCAGGGGAGTATGCTTCATTCTGCTTTACACGGAAAGGAACCTTATTGAGTTCTGAGATTGCAGACATGTAGTCATACTCGACTTGCTTATCTCCTGCTGCTACAGCCATACCCCACACTGGAGGATTACCAGCAGCAAATCTTTCAATGGATAGGGCGTATGGAGATAGGTTTCCATAAGGAGTAAAGGTGTTGTAGTAGAAGTCCTCTTCTCCACCATTGTGCCAGTTTGTAAACTTGATGGAGTTTTTTAGAGTTGACCCTGTTTCCTTTACCAACTTCGAGACTGGAATCTCTAGAACATCAAGCAAAGAGATAAGAGGAGGAGTGCTTCCTTCTCCTGCTCCCAAGATGCCAATGGACTCTGACTCAATGAGAGTGATTGTCTTAGTAGGCAATACTGTCTTTACATAAAGTGCAGTAAGCCAACCTGCTGTTCCGCCACCAATAATCGTGACGTTTCTAATTACTCTCTTATCCATTTGTCTCTCCTAGGTCTTCTAGATTTCTTCCTGCAAGATGTTCAAGAAACTCCCTATGCCCAGCGAATGTTGGGATTAGTGTTTTTTGAAACTGTTTATAGTGTTCGTAGTTCTGGTTTAGGTAATTGATAGCTGGGTTGTGCTGAGAAGCTTTTTTCAGATTCGTATGTAGGTCTTTGTTATTATGCCCTAAACCAACCTTATACCAACTATGTAGGGGCCAGATGGACCCAACTACATCGTCTGCATGAGGAAGTCGTGTTTCAAATAACTCAAGGAACTTTTTCAAACCTTCAGGAGCATTCTCCTTCGTGAACTTCTTCCAAAACTCTGTATCATCACGATCAGTAAGAAAGTGGTAGTAGATAAAGTCAACGATTTGGTCATTCATATCACGGAACCACTCGTTGAATTCTGCAGCAATCTTAGGGTTCTTAGAGTGGATAATCTCTGGACTGCCCAGCACTCTGGCTAATGCAGTAGAAGATACCCACATCGAGGTTGCTTCAAGAGGTTCAACAAAACCTGACGATAGACCTACAGAAATAACATTGTTCTTCCATGGCTCTTTGTAGTAGCCAGCTTTGAATTTGAACCCGCCTTTATCTTTTCGTGGGTACTCTGGTTCAAAGCCAATAAACTCTTCAAGTTCTTTGATTGCATCTTGCTCAGTAATCAAAGATGAGTCATATACATAGCCGCATCCGTAGCGGTGCTGGAGGGGGGTCTTCCATAGCCATCCATACTTCATAGCAAAAGCTTGAGTGTATGGAGGAATGTCTTCGTCAATAGGAATGAAGAACGGGACAGCAGCATCAGTTGGTAAGTATTGACTGTGAGACTGCCACTCTGTTTCGAATTGTTTGTTGAAGAAACTTGCAAAACCAGAACAGTCAAAAACAAAATCAGTCTTTATAACTTTCCCAGATCCGAGGGTGATGCTCTTTACATCCCCACTACCGTCTTGAGAGTATGACTCAACGATTCCTTCAACCCTTTGGATTCCTCTTTCCTTGCCTAACTTCTTTAGGAACTTAGCAAGTAGCGATGCATCAAAATGAACTGCAAATGCCGAGACGTTTGTGTACTCATCTATAGGGTCACTAGAACGACGCTCTTTGTTTTGGTCAATGAAGAAAGGAACTTTGTATTGTTCTGATGCATTACCAAGAACATCAACTTCTTTGAAGTCTTCGCCCTTTGACTCTGCAGAAACAAAGACAGGTGGTCCCAAGGTGATGAAGGTGTCTAACTTATATACATCTGGGGATAGATTTCCGTATGTAGAAAAGCAGTGGTAGAAGTGGTCTTTATCTCCAAGACCGTTCCAATTCACAAAACGGATACCGTTCTTCAATGTGCAGCTGGTCTCTTTGATAAGACGTGAAATAGGAATATCAATAGCATCGAGCAGACGAATTAGATCAGGAGTAGTTCCTTCACCAGCGCCAAGGATTCCAATTGAATCGGACTCGACTACGGTAATTTTCTTATCTGGCATCACTGCTCTTGCGTATAACGCCGTGAGCCAGCCAGCACTACCTCCACCAATTACGGTGATATTTTTGATTGTCCTAGTGTCATTCATAGAAAGTTACCTAGTTGTAGTTCTTTCTGTGCCAGTACTTATCTTTGTAATCACCAATAAGTTTGGTCATACCTTCCCAAGCACGTCGGTGAGACTCGAGGCGTTGAGCTTCACCTCCGTCGACACTCTGCCAGTCGTCACGCTTGAACGGGATAATCTGAAACATAGGTGTTCCACGAGGGATAACCCCCTCAAACTCTTCGCTCAGGTAGAAAGGTAAGTGACCATCTGGCATCAATGCGTCTGAGTCATGCACTCCTGAAAGTGTGACAAAAGGAAGATCAAACCTATTCAATGGATGTGTAATCAAGATTGAATAGCCTGGAGGAGTTTGCATTGAAAAAGGATTATGCCAAACAAACTGCATCTTGTTGTGCCCTAGTGGGATTGGGATAAGTTCCAAACCCTTACCATCTCGACCATCAATTGGCTCTGGTGGAAGTAGCCACCTAAACTCTGGTCCTGTCGGCGTTCTGATAACTTCAACATCTTGCCATAGAAGAGCTGCATAACCAGTTGTAAGTCCATCAAAGAAAGGGATACAAGCTTTCATAGAGCGGTTGCCCTCATACTTATTCTCACCAATTTTGAGAATGCGTGGCTTCTTTTCACCATCTAGAAAACGAGTAGATTTTTTATACCACTCAGGGACAATTGACTTCATTGGCACTGGCAGTGGAATTACTGGATCTACAGAAGCAAATTTGATTATTTGCGTTTCTTGTTTTTTACGCCAGAACATTTCACTCCTTCTTTCTTTCATAGCAAGCCTAGCACTGTAGCTACAAGAAGTGGAGTTTGGCACTCAAGTCTCTACATCTTTATGTCTTTTACCTGCAGTTTAGAGGGCTAGCCCTCACGAGTCAAGCGGATTCGCGGAGGCTTACTGCAAGTTCGTTGATGAGGTCAACACGAAAGCCTGACCATACCTTGTCATCTGCGACAACGATTGGTGCTGACTTGTGTCCAGCCTCCATGTATTCGGCAACTGCATCTGGGTTCTCGTTGATCATCACTGTCTCAAATTCAATTTCGCGTGCTGTTAGCAACTTCTTTGTCTGCTCGCACTGGACGCAATTTGGGAGTGAGTAAACGACAACAGACATAGGTATTCCTTTGAGAGTTAGAGGGTGACGATGCGCTGGATACCAGCGGAAGCTATAAGTTTACTACAACCTGGACATGCAGCGCCCGTGATGTAAATGGTTGCTCCTTGCAGTTCTTCCCAGTCTGCACGCAGTAGGGCGTTAGATTCTGCGTGTGTCGCCCAGCAAAGGTCGTAGTCACCCTTACCGTGAATTGCTCCTGAGTCTAAGTTGCGTGGGCACTGACCTGTAGCACCGCATGAACGCTCATCACCTGCTGGAGTTCCGTTGTACCCAGTGCTGACAATCTTGTGATTCTTGACCACGATTGCACCATGCTGTCGCCTTGCGCAATCTCCACGAAGAGAAACTGCCTTAGCAATGTTGAGGTAGTAATCGTCCCAGTCTGGTCTATTCAAAGGGTTCGAAGTCGTGGATGACGAGGACATAGTTTGCCTTTCGAGAGTAGAGGATACGAGCGACAAACTTCAGAATGGAATGCTTCCACTCTGGGGCTTCAAGAGCGGTCATACGAACACCGTTGTATGAACCTGTAGATTCTTTTGCCTTAGCCATTAGTTGTCTCTTTCTTAGTAACAATCTTAGATGGCTTCTTCTTTAGCAATTTTGGCTTCTCTGCATACTTGAACCACTCATAGATAAAAATGGCAGCAGCAATTAGAAAACCAAGTGATTCGGCTGCAAGGATGTAATACGGAGTTGGATCTACAAGATAGGTGTCCCACGCAAAGTTGGCAGCGGTAACTGGAAATGCAATTGCATTACCAAATACAACTGCAGTGACAATGCTTTTATATACGTTCTTCATATGGTCTTTCTAGTTTCAATCTCGATGCCTACGTTACTGCCTAGAGTCTGAGCAACTCGAGCGAGTTGAACAAACCTTTGTGAAGCATCTTTCCAACCCCTTGCGTAAGCTTTATCAATCTTCTTCTGTAACTCTGGTGCTAGTTCAATAGGTGTAGCGAGCTTTGTTTCAAGCTCTAGGATGCGAGCGTTGCGCTTAGTTAGCGTAGCCTGCAGACCTTCGATGTGAATCTTGAGGGCTTCGTCAGTTTCAAGTTTCATTTCTTCTTCTCTTCTTTGTCAAAGTCCATCTTCTCGATGTGACTGATGATATGTTCTATTGCCATAACGTAATTGCCATTACCGTAGGCATACGCTTTCTTGAGATTCTTTTTTAGGTTAGCGACAATATCTTTTCGCTCCTTATTACGGATAAGAACTGTCATTTCATCAAGTGCCATCTTCTATCCTTACGTCATATTGATTATCTAATTTCCACTCAAGTCCAACCTTAGAAATACTGATAACAGTTTCAGGGTTGGGACATTCGGAACATTTATAACTTTCAGAGCCGTCACGATGAAAGAGGGTGAAAGAAGCTTGATTTCCGCAACTAGCGCAGACTTTACTCACTTCTCTCCCCACTCCTTCTTCATCTTGTTGTAACCAAATGCGATGTAGCAACCAAGGCGCTGTAGAGGCTCTTTGACTACAAGCCAGTCATGTAATGCAAAGATTGGACGTGCAAGCATGTTTCTCATTTACTCATCTGCTCCCTTAGGTAGTAGAAACAATAAAGGCTCATCTTGGCGTCCCACCCTGCGTTGTGGGCATCTTCGTATCCAATCTTCTCGATTGCATACTGCTTGGAACGCTTCTTCCATGTCTCAGCATTGACACGCATACCGTTCTCTTCTTTACCGTCTAGAGCAAAGCAAAGAGCGTTGAGGTCAACTGTTCGACGTGAGAAGAGTGAGTTGAGCTGTGGCAAGGTCTCCTTGACAAAAGGCATATCAAACGAGCCAACATTCCAACCAACAGCGATGGTGTTGTTGCGACGCTTAGGATCAGCACCTAGAGAAACTAGAAAACTGTAAGCGTTAGCGTCTGTCACATCTGCGTTAGGTTCTGATGGCAAAGACTCTCTAGGAATCTTGTGCACTGCTTCTGCTTCTGGGTCCCAAGACATCTCACCTGGATTGATGTTCGCTGTGTAGGCAGCATTATCTAGTGCAAGACCAATCTGAATTAGTCGTGCGCCTTCACTTAGTTCGGTACCTGACATTTCACCGTCAAGTCCCACAAATAGGAAAGTCATTAGATGGTCCCGCACTTCTCGCAACCTACACGGTCATAGAGTTCTGGAAGAGCTTTGATTGCTTCGATAGAGGCATCAATACCATCTTCTAAATCTTTCAATGACTGCCTAAGAGGAATCTTGCTAGTTAGAGCAGAAACTCCACGAATCTGTGCACGAACATCTGCTAGGTGTTCAAGGATGTCTCGACGCTCGAAGTCAGCACCACGCTTGAGACACTCTTCAGTTAGTGCGTCATACTCGTCAAGAGTGAGCTGGTGTGTAATTTTACGCTCTGAATTAGATGCTTTTTTCTTTGTCATTTCTTGTTCATCCAGTCGGTGATAATTTCCATTGCTTGTTCGATGCTGTAGTTCTGAAACTCTTCATGCTTTGCCTCTGGCAGATACTCCAAGAAAAGCTGGATCATCATGCCAAATAGGTTTGGGCTATCTGGGTTGTTGTAAGACTCCTGCACGATAGGAAGAGTCTTGGTGTACGGAAGAGTTGAGAACGGACGGATGAGGGTATGGAAGTCTAAGACTTCAATATCTACAAAGTCGGTGTCGTTGATGTTAGTCATTTGCGAACTGCTCCTTCAAACGAAGTGCTCGTGCGTGCAGGTCTTCAATGTTGATTGCTAGCTCTCTCAACTGCTCATCTAATATGAGCAAGCGAAACTCTAGGTTGAAAATCATGTCTTGGAGTTCTTCGTCCATTTTTGTCTTTCTGTCGTTGGATTTTTATGCTAGCACTATCCGCCTGTTTTGTAAAACCCTCTACCTTTGAACTGTACTGGGGCGGAGTAATAGATGCGAATTAGAGGCTTCTGACACTCAGGGCACTCATAAACCTGCTGATCTTCATGCATTGAGCGCACTTCTGTGTACGGATGCCCGTCTTCACATTTATATTCATAGGTTGCCATAGCTCCATCATAAAGTAAATCCCCCCTAGTTGCCTAGGAGGGACATACTTTCAGACAGCGAAATTACTTCACTTTGCTCCATGTCAAGTTGCCAACGGCACCATCTGGTTTGGTGATGTCCTTGAACTTCTTCTGGAATGCAACAACTGCTGTATGAGTCTTGTCATCGAATACTCCAGTAACTGGAATGTTCAAAGACTTCTGTAGGTAAGAAACCTCAGGACCCTTAGAGCCCTTCTTTAGTTCACCCTTGAGTGCTGGTTTCTTAGCAGGAGCCGCAGGCACACTTGGTGCACTTGCTGCTGGTGTTGACACTTTCTTTACAGGTGCAGGTGCCTGTGGTGCTGCAGGTACTGCAGCTGCTGCTTTCTTCTGTGCTAATTCTGCTTCTACTTTCTTTGCTTGTGCTTCATCGTGAGTTGGGGCTGGTGCTGACTTCTCGTTAGGGTCTGCTTCTACTGGTGCAGTAGCAATTGACTTCTCTAGCGCGATGAGCGACTTGAAAAAACCAATCGGCTCAATGTAGTTCTTACCGTTCGCATCCCAGATGTGACTCTTCCCAAGACGTAGCTCCCAGTGAAGATGCTTGCCAGTAGACATACCAGTAGTACCCATCTTGCCCAAAGGAGTGCCTGCTTCAACTTTCTGACCCTTCTTTACTTTGATAGAACCATCTTGCATGTGTGCATATAGAGTTGTGTAATCTTTACCGTTGATCTTGTGTAGCAAGATAACGTAGTTACCGAAGCCACCACCTGCAGCGGTTGACTTCTTTGCTTCTAGTACTTTTCCATCATACGGAGATTCAATCCAACATGGCTCATGTGGAGACCAAATGTCGGTGCCGTTGTGGTGCTTTGGTTTCTTTGTTACTGGGTGAATACGATTACCCATAAGGGAAGTTGGTTTGAAGTCTTTCCCTAGTTTCCCATCGATTGGGAATTGTGCCTTTGCCATAATTTCCTCGCTAAATTGGACGAATGTCCCTTCTAGTTTCGTGGAATGGCTACTGCTCGATTCTGTAGATTAGGTGCTCGACTGGCTTACCATCAACCATCAAAGCCACATAAAGTGATTCTGATTGTATAAAGCCAGCCTTATTCAAGACTCTAATACTTGCTTTATTGTCTTCGTGGACATACGCCTCAATGGGGAGGTGGAGGGTATGTAATACATAATCTGTAATAAGTAGTACAGCCTGAGTTGCTACGCCTCGGTTGTTGTAGCTTTCATCAACCCAATAACTTATGGAAGCTTCAGTCGTTGAAATTTCAATCATCAACTGACCGACTGGCTCTGTCCCCCAAAAGATATTGAAAACTTTGGTGGAGGTGTTTGGCTTAGGAAGAGTCTGCCAATTAGTAATGCGTCGCTTGTTCTTTTGAAAGAGCACTGCTACTTGGGCGCTCTCATGGGTTTTTGCCGTAGACAAAGAAACCAGACCCTGTGACAGATGCACAAGGTCTGGCTCTATGAATTCACGAACACGCTCCATATTAGAAGCGTATCAACTACTACTGACTTTCTACAATAGGAGCTGATGTGATTACTTCTGGAATGTATGGCTTTTCGATTACAGGAGCAACATCTACTCCTGCCTCTTCTAGAGCAGCATTGAGTGCTGATACAAGAGTAAGACGATCAGCTGCAAGAGCTGGGTCATCTGATACTTGAGTCATCTCAAGCATCTGAGATTTGATCCACTCAATCTTTTCTTCGACTGATTCGAAGGTTGGAATATTGATAGACATTAGGTACCTTTCCTTATTTGCCTGCTTTTATGATAGCAGCCCAAGTCTTGGGACCAACTACCCCAGCGGCATCTCCAAGCTTAGGATTAGCCTTTTGGAAAGCAATAATTGCTTTCTTTGTGACTGGACCATAAACGCCATCTGGCTTCGGAACACCCAACTTTTGTTGAATGGTTTTGACATGGATACCTGATTCACCTGGGTCAATTGTTTCTCCAGGATATACAAGTGGGTCTGTTACTGGAGCCTTAGCAACCTTAGGTGCTACTGGATTTGCAGTCGATGCTGCATAGTTAGGACGACCCCAACCAACGATTGCGTTAGGAAGTCCTTGCTTTGCATTCTTCTTATATGCACGAACTTTCTTACAGCACTCGCCACCATTGCGTTGGTCTCCCTTTGCATTACCTGCAGTGTTTCCACCAACGGTTGTGACTGAGCCATCCTTGTTGTTCTTGATACAAATCTCGACGTGTGACACTCGGTCAACACCATCTCCTGGATAATCAAAGTACAGGATGTCTCCAGCCTGTGGTTCATTGACTCCATCGTTTTCAAAGTATGACTTCATCTTCTTGAAGCCATCAACACCTGCTGGTGTGTAGACGGTGTTAGGTACCTTTACTCCAGCTTCGTTTGCGCACCACATGACGAATGAACCGCACCATGGTTGGAAGTTTGCTTTTGTGAAAGCACCGTACTTTGTCTGATTATCTTTTGGACCTTCAATGGTTCCTACTTCTGCGAGCGCAACTTCAATAAGTCGTGCTGCTGTTCCTTGTGCTGCTGGCACTTATTACCTCGATTCCTTTTGGGTATCCGTAGTGTACCGTGATGATTTCATGGTGGATATAACCCTGCGTAAATTAGAGTTTTCTCTGCGTAGATTCACGTTGTCGGTGATTGTGTAAATCATGACGACAATTGCTCCGAGGAGCGCAATGATGATGGCAATGATGTCTGTCTTTAGTAGTTCCATTGCCGAAGCGTAGCAAAGAAAAAGACCCCCTGGCACGTCAGAGGGTCTTCTTCGAAACGGGATATTACTACTTGTTATTCTCCACGATGAGTTTGATCTCGCACGCGTCGGTGGTGCAGTAAGCCTCGCCGATTGCGTCTGCTGCCAAACCTTCGTACACGCCTGAGAAGTCGATTGGGAAAAGCTTCTTGATTGAAGCCTCGTACTCCTCTTCGGTGATTTGGGTGTAAGGCATCTGTGGGTAGGTGAAGTTTCCTGATGGAAGGAATGAGACAGTCTTGAGTTGTCCGTCGTACATGTGAAGGACTGTGCCTACATGCTCGCCTTCCTTCTCAGGGTCGAATGAGACGGTGACAGATACTGAGTTGTCTGACCAGTAACGCTGTGCAGTTGCAGCAAGTGCCATCTTCTCGAAGATAGATACGTCGCGCTCTGCACGCTCTGCATCTGACTTGATTGGGAAGTAAACAACTGAGGTTGTCTCTGGAGACTCTGATGCAGGTTCTACTGTGTAGTTAGCCATCTTGAACAACGGAAGCATTGGGTCGTTGTTACCAAAACGGATTGCACGATTGAAGAACTTTCCACCTGGAGTCCAGTGAACTCCTGGTGACTCACCTGCAAGGATTGACACTGTGCCTGATGGCTTCACTGTTGTGGTCTTGATTGACTCACGAACACCTAGCCACTCTGAGTAAACAACGTCATACTTCTTGACAGTCTCGTAGCCTTCATCCATCCACTGACGTAGAACTGGAAGACCCTTTGTGTCTGCAAAGTTTGCAACACCTGACATTGATGTACCAATGCGACGGTTGCGCTGCATGATTGCGTTTGTCTCTTCCCAGTGAGTTGGGAGAAGAGTTACGGTCTTGGCGTAGAGGTAAGCGAACTTGAGTGTGCGCTTGTAGTCTTCGAGGTTCTCGTGACGGTTGAGGTAAGTTTCAACGAGCGTACACATTTCATATGATTCGAGAGACTGTTCTGCACAAGGGTTGTAGCCTGCGATTCGCCAGTCTTTGTTATTGATTGGGTCTGCCAATCTTCCGTACTGACGAGACGTATCCATCCAGATAACGCCAGGCTCACCATTGCGGACAATTCCATCAATGATTGGGTTGAAGTCAGTTCCAACTTCAACTGCGACTGAGTTGTTTGACATCCAACCCCAACCTGGGTTTTCTGCATCGTATGAGTTGCGTTCAGGGAAACGCTCTGCATTCTTGAGGTTGAGGAAGTCTTGGTCATTGATGTCACCAATGAGGATCTCTGCGCTTCTGCGAACATTGCCAGAGACTACACAACGACCAATCAAATTACCAATATCAGCGATGTCGGTGCGTGTGAGCTTGCCACCTGCGCGACCAGTGAACATCTTGCGAATAACATTGTGAAGAAGGATGAGTGGGTCTGGACCTGAAGCTGTTCCACCGAAGGTTGCAATAGGTGCACCGTATGGGCGGATTTCTGAGTAATCAAAAATCAGTGACTTCTGACCTTCCTTGAGGAAAGAGTTGATAAGAGCAACGGTTGACTCCTGCCATCCTTCACGGGTGTCAGGGATAACGTAGGTCTCTTCACCCTGTGGCTCATAGATGGTGAAGTCCTTGTCAGCACCTACTTGGTCAAAGCCAACGCCAACACCAAGCATCGATGCTTCCATGAGGAATGCAAATGGTTTGCCTGGGTTATTCTTTGTCATCTCTGCAGTAGAAACAAATGCGCAGTTTTGAAGTGCAGCAGAGTTCTTCTGTACGTTGACAATGCTTGTACCCATCACCCAAAGTCCACGACCTGGTGGAGTCCACTTCAAGTTGAATAGGCGATCAAAAAATTCTTTAGCAGATGACTGTGCCTTTGCATCATTCCAAGGAAGACGCTGTGACTTTGCGTAATCTTTTTGAAGTGAGTAAGTACCGTTAGTTACGCGCTCGCAGACTTCAGCCCAAGTCTCTTTAGTTCCATCTTCTTTCTTACGAGAGTAAGTGCGAAGGAATGTAATTTCACCAACTGAGTTGCCACCAGCGTCACGATAACCGAACGGTGCTTTCTTCTCTTTGTATGTTGCTACATAATCTTTGGACAGTGAAAAAGAGAAAGCAATGCTCACGTTGTGGCTCCTTGGTTTAGTTTTAGCGTTGGTTGTTTAGCCTACTTCCGTAGGCTGGTTATTGCAAAGTTTTGGTCTTGCTGGAATTACTTCTTAGGATTCCAACCTGAGTGCTGACCAGCACATCCCTGCTTAGGGCAACGTGGTCGCCCATGCCCATCATCCATAATTCTTTTAGCGCCGCAATATGGGCATTTGTCTTGCTTGTCTGCTGAAAGTGCCTGACTCATTGCGGTCTCCTTAGGATTGTTTACCTATTCTACGCTTACTTCTTCAGTGTTAGTTCTCATAAAGAAGATAGGAAGCTCTAGTTCTTTAGCGATGTCGAGCTCCAATTTTGCTCCTGCAGAGTTCTCCCAGCCGTCTAGCATGACGATTGCATCACACTTGAGAAGTGCTTCGATGTCTTTGCGTAGATAAACCTTGCGTGGATAGATGGTTGTGGCATCAAATTCTTCTGCAGGATTCCATACAACAAAGCCATGAGAACGTAGTTCTTCTGCTGCTGCATTGAACGCTGGACGGTTGTAATCAGGAAGTCCCGTCATGGGACCTGATAGGTAATAGATCATTGACGGCTCTTCCTTTGGGGTATCTAGTAGCAAAGCTAAACGAGGAGAGAGCATCAGTGGCGGTGCTCTGTCAAAAGTGTGTCATGGTAGCCACACTCAAGACATTCAATCTTCTCGATCAAGGGTCCATCAATATCGTAGGAAAGGTGAAGGTGTCCTTCAACTTCAGCATCATCTGGGATAGATGCGTTGTCAACGGCTGCTAACCATTCGCGGACATCACCGACATAGGTAGGTTTGCCAGGTTCTGTTTGCATGAAGATGAAGAGGGCTGCGCTACTTGTGACAGCATCTGCACGTCTTTGTGCATGCTTAGGTGCGCTTGCTGGAACCTCTTCATCTTCAAGTTCTTCTTCATCGTCATACATCTCGTTGAGGGTTTCATCGGTGATGATGTTGAGGACGGTTTCAACGGAAAGCTTTGCATCCTGTAGAGCCATTGAGTATTGGGAGTCTGGTTCGTTTGCATCCCATTCAATAGCGTTGGTGTTGTACTTGGTGTTGCCGTGAGACTTCATCAGGACATCTGCCACTGCAAGTACTAGGGCTTCTCTAAAATCACTCATTCTTTTTCTACCAACTTCTGTTTGCGTCGTTTGAGCATCTTGTCTACTGCGGGAAGTACGAACTCGTAATGCTTGGATAACTCTAGTACATCTGCGTGGAAAGGGTTGCAACAACCATCACACATATGTTTAGTGTTGGGGTTGATCTCATCTGGGTCTGTGTGAGCGATATTGTGGGAGCAGATACGCATGATGCGTCCTACCTTGAAATCCCAAGTCTGCTTCCAATCAACCATGTGATGGTCGGAGTTGTTGTGGACGGTGCAGTACTGTCCGAGGCAGGTTCCTCTTTCGTGGGTGTTGAGTTCCTCTCCACCAACTAACGTCGCTTTTTCCATACATCTAACATAGCGGTTTCTACTGACATTGCGCTAGGGTTAGGGTATGACAGTTCCACACTATGACGTAGTAATTGCAACGCCGGGCCATTCCATGGTGGCGGACTATGTGAAGTCTTTGGTCGAGACAACCGTATGGTTGCAGGGTCAAGGGCTGACTTACCACTTCGTTTCTCAGTACTCCTCATTTGTGCCGAGTGCTAGGGAGAACACCGCTACTGGCAGTTATGGGGCGGATTGGGAAAGTACCTCCTTTGGAGGGGGTACTTTTACCTATCGGTGGATTCTGTGGATTGATTCGGACATCTCTTGGAAGCCTGAGGATATTGGGGTTCTGATCGAGGCGGACAGGGACGTTATCGCTGGGATGATGCCTGTGAGCCGAGAGGGTCGAATTGGGGCTATGCGCTTCAACGACAAGGGGCAACCTGTGTCTTTGCGGGGTCTGGACTTCATTATGGATGGCGACCCTGTGCAGGTAGATGGGGTGAGCTTTGGTTTCCTTCTCGTTCGCTATGGGGTTTTCGAGAAGATGGAGCGTCCGTGGTTTCGGATTCGGCAGACTTCGATTGAGGCTGTCCCCTATGCGGTGGACCTAGGGGAGGACTACTCTTGGTGCGTTGGGGCGGCGGAAGCTGGGTTTGTTATTTGGATGCACCCTTTGGTTCGGGTCGAGCATCGGAAAGAAATTATCCTAACAGTTTGAGAAGTTGTTCCCTTCTTGGGGAATCTGTTATAGCACCTTCCTGTATTTCTTGCATTTCTTGCATGTGAAAGATTTTGGGACTTTTCTTTCAGGGGAAAGTTATTTGGAAGTGTGCAGCTGAAAATCTTGCAATCTTGTAATTCTATGATGGATTTGCGGTTAGGTCATATTCGGAAATAGTGTATTCAGATATAGATGTACTATCACGGAAAAATGAGTTTTTCGGGGTCTCTTTCCGAGATCAGCAGAGGTCGAGCTTTCGTTTGAGAAAGTGGGTCGATGAAAAATCCGTGATAGTTATTTTGAGATACTATCGCCGAAAAAAGTAAAACTTTATGAAATCCGTGATAGTACAGTTTTATTATAGAAAATCGATACTATCAGGGAAAATCTCTTAGAAAATCAAAAATCCGTGATAGTATAACTAAAAACTAATTTATATATTGTAATATTCAATCTAATCTCTAGACGTGTATGAGAAATCCTTCTATACCCCCTAGGAATTTGGTTGAATATTTAGATATTTAGTTATAGTGTATAGTTATTTAGTAATATTCAATTTAGTCATTGACAGGGAACGGAATTAGGTATATGAAAAATAACTTGACAACGGATATAGAGTTCGCTATAAATGATTCAATGACAAATGACAAAGGACGGTTCTAATGGAACTCTGGCAATTCTGGGTACTTGCAGGGATCAATGCTGCGAGTGTGTTTCTTTCTACGATTGCTCTCTTCATGTATTCAATGTGGAGTAACAATCGAAAGAAGCGAAAGCTTTTGGAGAGCATGTTCGAGCAAGTCTTGGAAAAGGTCGAGACAGATATTCAGTTCAGAGACATCGTTGGAAAACTAAACAAGGACGGTAATGATGAGTAGTGCAAAAGAAGCCTTAGAGCTTTTGGGTATCAACGTTGATGATGCCATTGAGACAGACAAGAAGCGCACCGAGACAAAACCTCGAGACCCTCGAGTTTGTCTATGTGGTCATGCTGTAAACAAGCACAACCAAATGGCTGGTGAAGTCAAGTGTGTACCAAGCCGATATTGGTGTCCATGCAAGAACCTTCGACCAGTAGTCCAAGTTGAGGACACAAGGTTGTTCTTGCGTAAGACCAATGGACCAAATCAGGAACATGCCTTGGTTCGAGGAATTGCTGCTTCCGCTATGAATGACAAGAGCGTAAAGTGGATTGTGGAAGTCGCTTGCGACATCTGCCACAAGACTGCTGCTGAAACTAGAATTATCCCAACGGCAGTCACTGAGTTCAAAACTGTGTCCTATGAAGCAACTGGATGGGACGCTCTAGTCTGTGAAGACTGTTTGGAGAAGATTCGATGAGCCAACCTTTTGATCGCATCAGTGATGAGATTCGTATGCTAGTTGTACATGAGCGTATTTCTCCTGAACAGATGTTAGATGTCAGTGCCATCGTGTATGCACAAACAGAGTCATGGAAAGAGGATGTTGTCCTCGAGATAAACAAACTCATCGACAACTGGGAAGCCACAATGGGTGAGGGCGATAAGTCGTTCTACTCACTTGGGCTCCGTCGAGCAATCGACATCATCACAGGACAAGACGCCTATGCTCAACTACCTATCTTGGAAACACCTGACACTCCAGATGAGCAATAAGCAACAAGTTGTTCTGACTAAGGAGGAGCTGGCTATCCAGAAGATTAGACAGCAGTCCATCATGGAGCGCAAGAAGAAATTTGAAGAAGCCAAGAGGAAAAAATCCAATGAGTGAGATTACCTACAACGGAGACGTCGAGATGAAAATCCGACAGGTCCACTACATGGGTGAGTTCACTGGGTGGGAGGGTGAACTTCTAGTCAAGGGTCACACTTACTGTGAGGGGACTGCTCCAACATTTTGGGGAGTCCATGACCTACTGACAGAGTACATCTGGGAGCAGACGGTCAAAGATGACCATCCTGTTTTAGATCACAACTGGTTCACGAAGGATGCCAACGATAGGGGGAAAGATTGAGCGAATACTGGTCATGGATTCTGGCAGTTGTCGGAGTCTCGGGAATGTACTTTGTCGGAAAGAAGACCGTCTGGGGATGGTTGGTTCTTCTAACTAACGAAGTCATCTGGACTGCCTATGCTCTTGCCACAAAGCAGTATGGGTTTATCGTGATGGCTGTTGCCTATGCAACTGTCTACATCAAGAGCTTCATTGAATGGCGCAAAGAAGATTAGACATGCCTTACAAGTTGAACGGTGAACTAACCAATCGTTGTTCTTCCCATGGGAACAAAATGCTTTACAAGAACCATGGAACTTTGCTTGACGTTATCCTCAAGACTCAGAGAGAGCAGGGCATCAAATTGACTTGGTACAAATGTGAAGTCCACGGTGGCTATCACCTCACGAAGTGGGAGAACAAACAGACCTAATGCCGAACCGCAAACCTGATACTGAGATTATCTTTACCGTCCGACAAGACGAAGAGTTCCCCGACTTCTGGGTCGCCGAACTTACTGTCGGAGGGGTTGAAGTTGTGACCGCACACACTGGTTCGATGAAAGATGCCATCGCAGTTTTTCATGAGTCCTTCCCTGAAGGCGGAGAGAAAAAACTCTTCTAAATAGCTCGACACGCCGTTTCGAAAACACTTTTATTCAGGTAAAAACTCGGGTCGTTCAATCTACATTTCACGCCTAAAACCTGCCCTTTGGCGACCAATCTTCTTTATAGAGGGTGTGTTTCTCACACCATTTCCGAAAAAAACTTTTCAACCAATAATGTATTCTCTTTTTCGAGTAGATAGTCAAAAATCCTACTCAGAAGGACGAACCACATATGAAGAACGCAGCACTCGAGTCGTACCTCCGCAACCTGCTTGGTCAAGCAATCGGAGCCGTCATGATCGTCACTCAGACATCTGGCATCGCCTCACCTCTTGACTTCGGTGGAAGCGAGTGGCTCCTTGTAGCCAACGCTCTTTGGGCATCAGTAATCCCTGTCGCTCTCCGCTGGGTCAACAAGAAAGACCCTGCCTTCGGACGCATCGCTGAAGTAGCAGCAGCCGAAGTATCAACAAAGTTATCCACAGCTGCCGCGAGCGCGAAGAAAAAGCCAGTAGCTAAGAAGACCACAAAGAAGTAAACAACTTTGGGAAGGCGGGCCAAACCAAGCGGCCCGTCTCCCAAATTTTTACCCCTAGGAGACAAAGATGGCAATGACCCCTCAAGAGCTAGAAGCCCACGTTCAGACTGAGCTCGCTCTCAAAGCTGAGATTGAAGAACTCGTCCGAGTCCTCCGTGACTCCGAGTACCGCACCAAAACCGAGAAGGCATACTACGCTGACCAACTTGCGGCTAAGCGTCTAGAACTTCGTGAGCACCTAGGGCTGAACCCTCGCCCAACTAAGTAGGGGTAAAAATGTCCCTCGAACTTTTCGGCGATAAAGCCGAGGAAGAATCAACCGTCCCACTCATCGAGTCCCCGACGGATATGCGTCCCGACCTTTCCGAGTACGGCATCGTCGAACACGACCGCGGCATCTGCGAAGACACCTACGAGAACCGCAGCCTCCTTAGACAAAGCGGATTCCAATGGGTACCTGTCTACACAGAGACGGGCAATGCCACAGGACTAATCGAGGCTCGCTCCCTCGAACAAATGAAAGAGCGTCGACTACTTTCACTTCAGGGCAAGCGGGCCCTACTAGCTGATCCACTTTCAAACAACTCTGAATACTTGACGGGCCTCGACCTGATCGTTGACAGCGAGGCATGCAAGGTTGTTCCACCTTGGGTACTTGCTGCCACCCGCGCTTATGTAAAAGAGCAGGAAGCTGGTGGACCTCCAACGGCGAAGCGAGCGCCGAAGCCAATGCCTACCCGCTGTCGAGAGTTCACCTCTGAGGGAATCCGCTGCATGCTTTGGGCATCGGGCAACATCAAGGACGACGGCTTGTGCCGCATGCACCTGGGTAAAAATCGTAAGACGGGCGCGGACATTGAACGGGCAAGAGCCAAGCTCATGCAGTCAGCTCCTTACGCTGTCGACACATTAGAACAACTTATGGAGACGGCTGTCTCTGAGCCAGTCAAGCTCAAAGCTGCAACGGAAATCCTTGACCGTGCTGGCGTGCGTGCTGGCATGGATATCGGAATCGACGTCGACATCAAGGACTCACGCTCACCTGCCCAGATTATTGCGGAACGGCTTGCCCGCCTGAAGAACGGTGCCGCGATGATCGAAACTCAGTTTGCTGACACAAACGTACAAGATGCGGAAGTTGTCATCGAAACCCCAGAAATTTTTACCCCCCAGCCAGAACCAGAAGACACGATCTCAGCTGAAGAGCTGGAGGAGCTACAATGACAAGAGAACAACTCATCCAAGATGCGCAGCAGCTAGCGGATCGGCTTGCTGAAGATATCCCGTTGTGCCGCACCCGCGACGAACACATCCGCGTAACGGCACGCGCTAATGAAGCCGCCAACCTCGTGAACGGCCTGCGTAATATGGAAGTCCCGCTCTACCAGTTCGAGTCAGCCACATTCACGGTAGCGGACGACCTCAGAGACGGCACGGTCAATGCCTAGGTCAAACGGCAAGTGCACGCAGGAGACTGACCCAACGGATTGGGTTGACGGCGTGGAGGAGAGCCTCTAATGGAAACGGTACTGCGTGATTGCTTCTGGTGCGGCGAGACCTATGACATGGGTAAAAATGAACGGTGCCCAAGATGCTCAACGGATGTTGATACCCGTGCCATCAAGATCATTGACAGCTCAGCTACTGACGGCGAGAACGAAACAACTTCTTCAACCATCTGAAGGCGGCCCGCACATTAGCGGTGAATAGCCAGAAGTACATCCCAATAACGGATATGAAAGTCGCGGCAAGCGGCAAGAGATTATGGACCTCTAACGGATCGCCTGGAACGGTGTGAGCGTAGATGGTCAAAATTTTTACCCCATCAACCAGTGCGACAGCGAGATCCAAACAACTCCTCCAACGGAGAAGACGGCGAGCCATCTGCGATCAGTTCGACCGAAGAGCATGACGGCGAGAGCGGCGAGGAACATGAGGTGGTCTGCCTCTGTGAAGAAATGAATAACGGATTGCATACTTCAATCATAAGCGGCGAGCGCCTATATCCCGCGTTGTACACGGTATCCGAACGTATGAACTTACACCTAACATGCAACGGACTATATGCAGGAAGATGACATAACGGGATGCTGCCCAGGTTTAGTAACGTTTCACAACTTCCAAATAACTTTACGGAGCTGAAGCGGCCCGCGGATCGTGCGATCGCACGAAAAAGCTGCAAGAAGATGTAACCGATAGAGCTCAGCTTACGATCCAACATCCAAACAACTGTTACTGACGGGTAGCTTGAGCTGAAGGGGGGTAAAAATTTTCGATCCATCCGACGCAGCGGCCCGAGAAGAGAATAAGTTGTTTGAATGTTGGAGCTCCAGAGCTCTGTACCTTTTTCGCTAACGGACATAAATCTGTTGTTTAGATGCGATATTTGCGGAAAATCCGTCAAAACGGCTTGCTAAATGACAGAAACGTGTTGTTTAGTGACGGCTTGCGAAACCTAACAAGACGGCTTGCAAAACCTAACAACGGCTTGCGAAAACTTGACAAGGGGTACTAGACTAGGTTTGTCAACACGGCGTGCCGACAAACTGAAGAGCGGCCCGCGTAACGGAAGTTATTTGGATGTTGCCCGCCGCAGCTAGCTCAGCGGATCGGATTCGAAAATAAAACTTGACGGCGTGAGATTAGCGCTCTATGATAAACGGCATGATAGAAGCACTCATACTATGGAACCTCGTCGGAGTACGGAATGACATACGCGGCGAGGATGATCACAGCGAATGGATTATATTTCCGCTACTCGTTATCGGACCATTGCTGTGGCCCATCGGCCTGATGTTGACGGCTCGCAAGTACTACAAGCTGAGCTGGAGACGGAGCATTCTCTCAAGCGCTGTAGTAACGGTGTGGATATTGTGGTTGGTACCCGTGGTGTACTTTGCGATCGCAGCTGTGCTGTTTGTCGCAACCGTGTGGTACTTTGGAAATGACGAAGGGTAAAAATGAAAGCGACAAGCAAGAGATCAGAATTCGCTCGAGACATTGATGAGCTGATGGATGAGTACGTTCCTACAGAACATAAATTCAACGGGATGCATATGCACGTCTCAAAGAAGCACAGGGGTGTCGACATCACAACAGGTCCAGTATCTGCAGGTGCCCTGACTTATGACAAAGATACTGGAGCTATCAAGCTTTACGATGGCAGTCACTGGATCGATCTTTCAGCAGTTACAAAATAAAAAAAAATATTTTGCGACACGACTTGACATTGCTGAAAAAGTAGTTCTATAATAAAACCAACCTAGAAACCTCTAGGGAAAATGACGAAAGGAAAACCCAAATGGGATACACACACTATTTTTCAAAGGTTGCAAACTCACGCGATGACGCACTGAGATTCGAAATGTTTTCAATTGGCGTGGCCCGCATTATCAAATACGCGGCAGAGTTCGACGGGATCGAAATTGCGGACGGGCTTGGCGAAGAGCTAGGCAAGTGGGAAGCAGATACCGAAATTGTTCGCTTCAATGGTTACGGCGAGGATTCTCACGAAACTTTTCTTTTCTCAATCGACGGCGCGGATTCGTTCAACTTCTGCAAGACGGCACGCAAGCCTTACGACGCTGTGGTCACGGCCTGCCTGATTCATATGAAGGACATCTACGGTGACCTCGTGAGTATCGGCTCGGATGGTGACTGGTCAGAGTGGCAAGACGGAGCACGCCTCTACCGCAACGCAACGGGCTTGACCGCTGCGAACCCTATGGTGTCTGAGAAGGTATCGGCATGACTAGAAAGGGCGGTGCGAACGGCGAGGTTATGGACGCCACCTACACAGTGACACGGGTAGCGGTGCTACCTAACTGCGACTTCTGCGCACGGTTCAACATTGAAGAGACGGCACGCTATGACGCTGTGACTTCATACGGCCCGTGGGCCAATATGTGCCAGACCTGTTTTGAGATGCATGGCACGGGAAGGCTTGGACTTGGCAAGGGCCAACGGCTCGAGCTGGAAGATGAGCTGCACGATCACATCGGTCACGCGTAGCGGGTAAAAATTTGGATCCAGCAAGGGCCTCACGGATAACCGTGGGGCTTTTGCTTTACCCTAGATGCGTGGGTAAAAAAGAACGGGATGCGCTGAAGCGACTTATCAAAGGCATCCCAGGTATGTATGTGCAGAACCAGAAAGCACAGGTCTTCGAGGATAAGCGCACTCGAAGAAATCGCTCACGCCCAAATAAAAAACGAAACGCAATACAAGATGGGCTTGACACTGACTAAAAAAGTATGATAGTTTTTCATCACCATCAGCAATAACGACGAAAGGATTTCAGATGGCTAAGCAAGTTTATTTTGTAATCGCTGTTGATTTAGATAAGGGCGTGCCATTTATAGATGACACAGTTCTTACAGCAAGATTTGCCAGTGATGAGCAAGTCTGGGACACAGACACCGAACAGTGGGAGTCTGATGATGAGGACTCAACTTTGTATCTCAAAGCGTTAGAGATTCTCAATACAGTTCCACTAGGCAAGGAGTAGGAGATGCCTAAGTTCATTGTTAGAGCAACCCTCACTAAAGATTATGAAATCGAAGTTGAGGCTGAAGACGAGATGAAAGCGATCGAATCTCTAGACGATTGGATTGCCGACGACTTCGAGGATTATGAAGTTGGCGCTCGCTGGGATTTTGAGGCTTGACATAAAAGTCATAAAGGTTATACAATAGTCTTGCAACACCAAAACGACGAAAGGATACAAAATGCCAAACTGGGTAAGCAACTCACTAACCATCACTGGTAGTGCGGAAGACATTGCAAACATTAGAGAACAACTGGCACGACCAAAGCCAGTTCCAGCAAGCGAGGAAGAACCTTACGAACAGCGTGAGATTTCTTTCTGGAACATCAAGCAACCTCCTGCGGAACACTACGACGAGTATTGGGGAACGCACGGCTTCTCTGGTGGCGTAGCCACAGGGCAGACAACCTACAACTGGTATAACTTCAACAACCGAGAGTGGGGGACGAAGTGGGATGCCTGTGATGTTTATTTTGAACAGCGTGGGGACAACGAACTGTCTTACAGTTTCAACACAGCGTGGTCGCCTCCAATCTTGTTCGGCACGCTCTCGGAGCAGTATCCAAATGCCATCATCACTTTGCGGTATTGCGAAGAGCAAGGTTGGGGCGGAGAACTCAAATACGAGAATGGCGAGGAAGAGGAAGTCGAGTCTTGGGACATTCCAGAGAGCCACGCCGAATGGGTGGCATTGGAAGACGAGTGCCGTTCTTGCTCTTGGGGTAGCGAAGACCCTGAGGACTGGTATGACGACTGCCCAGACAAAGCGGAGAAGATGAAAGAACTGCTGGAGGAAACTCAGCAGGCGGTCGATAAGTTCGAGGACATCTCAGAACTCACAGTGTGAGGCTCGGCGTGGGGTGGGGGTAAAAAGCCCTCACCCTTACGCACGGCTTGTATGATTGACAACGGAACGAAGGAGAAGATTCAAATGGGTAAAAAAGTTGAGATTCCAGAAGAGCTTGGCGTGCCAAGCATCGAGATCATTGAACCGCAAGAGGTAAAAAGATCGCTAGGTTATTTCGCTGCCGATGGTAACTACGGTGATGCTTCTGGGCTGCTGGTGCTTGAAACAAGTTACTGGCGTGAGATTGACTGGGAAATCTTGGAGTCAGCATCTGATTCACAGCGTGCAAATGTTGCTCGACTCATCACAGAGTCTTACGAAAAGCCTGAAGACCTCGCTGCGCTCTACACAAAGTTTGAGCAGTATGGCATTGACCTAGATGACTTTATGCCTCGTGAGCCCCTCCAGCTTGACAATGATCAGGCCATAGGGTAAAAATAGATGTGCGCGGGTTTCTTCGTCGTTATCCTGCGCCAGACCTGAACAAGTCCTAAAACTGTTCATCTCTTTTCTCAAAGAGTTCAGCCCCCTCCGACTTGCCCCCAAGTTGTCGAGGGGGTTGTTCTTTGTCAGAGGCGTCCCCCAAAATGGGGACAAGAAACTTTCAAAAATTATTTGGTTCTAACTTGACAAGTGCAGGAAAGTCGTGCAATACTTTTCTCAATGCGAAAGCAGAAAACAAAATGACGAAAGGATACCCATGTTAGATAACACGAAAGATGTTCAAGGCGTTGCTGTTTATGCCGAGTTCCGTAAGCCAGGAGCGACCATGCAGATTATGGTCACACCAGATGGCTACACCACAGATGGTAAGGAAGTAAAGGCAAATCTGTATCGCCGAGTTGTGACTCCAACTTCTCCAAAGAAACAATGGCGCAACTCATCTATCAGCAAGAACGCGATCGCGTCACTAGAGGGCGCACCACTTCTTGATGAAAACAAAGAGGCGTTTGTTTCAGAGCGTCTGTCTTTCTCAACTGATTTGTTTGATGCCATCAACAATGGTGGCTGGCAGATTGTCAAAGAGCCTTTCTTGGTTGAAGTATCAAAGAAAGACTTGGAAGATGTAATGACAGGAAAGACTCCTAACAAGATGCTGTATCGCATCAACCTCACAAGAAACTCACTTGGCTTTCCTGCCGAGTTGATTGCATAAAGGACAAAGGGATAAAAATGGAAAAGACACTAAACGAGCGTTACTCATCATTAGGTGGCGACAAGACCCTGTGGGGTTTGATTTCAGAAGTTGTATCTCAAAGCGTTAGCGAGAGTGCAACAACTTCACTAAGTGCATCAGTTACACCAACAGGTCGTTATGTTGCTCGCGCATCAGGTGATGAACGCGCACCTCGCAAGTCAAAGCAGGTTATTACTGTGGATAGCATGGAGGGCGAAGAAGCCTATGTTCGACCAAATGGCGAAAAGTATTTTGGTCGCATGTGGGGTGGTCACTCAGATGTGATGGCACTTCGCAAAGCACGCGAAATGACTGCAAAGACTTTTTCAGGTGAGGGTGGTTCTGCCATGTTCTCACTTATCTATGGCGCACCGGGTTGCGGAAAGACCGCGATGGTTGAAGCAGCGTTTGGTGACGAAGTTGTTACCTTGATGGGAACTGGCGACACCGAAGTTGCAGACATGATTGGTGGCTATGTGCAGACACCATCAGGTGGTTTCGATTGGGTAGATGGTGGATTGGTAGATGCCGCGATCAATGGAAAAGTTTATTTCATTGACGAGATTGGTTTGATTGACCCTAAGGTTCTTTCACTTGCTTATGGCTTGATGGACGGACGCCGAGAGTTAGTCATTACTGCAAATCCAGAGCGCGGAACTATCAAGGCGCACCCGAACTTTTATGTAGTTGCCGCGACTAACCCAAATGCACCGGGAGTGCGTTTGTCAGAGGCGTTGCTATCTCGCTTTACTGTGCAGGTAGAAATGACTACTGATTGGGGCTTGGCAAAAAAGCTCGGAGTTCCTGCACCATTGGTGACAGCATCACAGAACCTTGCGAAGAAGCAAGTGTCTAACGAAGTTTCATGGTCGCCACAGATGCGCGAACTAATTGCGTTCCGTGACATAGCAACAACTTTCGGAAATGCGTTCGCGCTATCAAATCTCCTAGCGAGCGCACCAGAAATTGACCGACCAGTTGTATCAGATGTCCTCACTCGCGCTTATGGCGAGGAGTGCAAGCCAGCCAAAATCTAATCCCTGTTCTGGCTGGGGTCAGGGAGGGGGAGGCATGGGTATCGCCTCCCCCAACCTCCTTGACAAATCAGGGAAAGCAATAATAGAATTGACATGTCGAGGACAACGACAGAAATGGAAATGATAAATGGGACACATAAAGATTTCTGCAACTAGAGCAGAGAACACTCCTGCCGAGTGGCTGGGAGTTGGAAAGACGATTGGCGAACTTGTAAATGTTTGGTCAGAGCGTCACGACATAATCGCGTATGTAGGTGAGGGTGCAGGTGGCCCGGCACCAGCATGCTACAACCCTGCGCTCGCCGAAGTTGAAGTCAATACAGCAGTAGCGTTTGGCAAAGCAACAACACCAGAAATGGTTGGCGACCTATCACAGCGTTCTCAGCAATACGAGTTCCCTAAGGCGACAGGTGCGATTATGCACGAAGCCTTTCACGCAAAGTTTTCTATCTTCGACATGGAGTCTGCATACAAGACTCTAGCGAAAGATGAATACGAAGCCTTGATGTTGCTAGAGGAGGGTCGTATCGAAACACAGGGCGTATGGCTCAACCCACTTTCAAAAAACTTCTTGCGTTCTTGCGCGATCGAAATTGTTCTTGCAGATGCGAAAGAGTCTTTCGGCGAAAGCACCTCCACAGTTGCGTCAAGCGCACAGGGAGTTGGACTTATCTATGCTCGCGTAGATGCTGGCATTTTAGATGCGACAGATGTCAAGGGCATTACAGATGTTATTGACAAGCACTTAGGTGAAGAACTTGTTAGCAAGTTGCGCGGGATTTCAAAAACTTTCCGCGAGAGCATCATCAGTTATCAGAAAGAAGCAGAGAGCGTTTTGTATCCACTTGCAAAAGAGTGGGCAAAACTTATTCGTGATGCGAAAGAAGAAAAGGGCGAACAAGACAGCGCGAGTGCATCAGAGATGATGCAAGCCTTGATGGACGCACTTGAAGAAGCATCAGAGAACACAGCGATTTCAGTTGGTGATGCACTTGCCGAACAAGAGTTGGACGAAGCCAACAAAGAGATGGCAAAGCAAAAGTCCAATAAGGCACAAGAGCAAAACGCAAATAAAGAAACTGCGTCAAAGGTTTTTGCAAAGAGTTCAGGTGAGGGTGGTGGAGGCACTAACTCTCGCTTGATTGAGAAGCGCAACCCAACTAGCAAGGAAAGAGTTGCCGCTGTTCAGATTGCAAAGATGTTGGAAAGAGCGAAATACCGCGAGCGCGACCTCACCGAAGTTTCAAGTGTGACGCCTCCCGGAAGATTACGCACTCGACAGATTATTCAGGGCAAGGCACTAAAAGAGCGCGGAGTCACTAAGCCAGTTGAAGCATGGCGTCGTAATGTTCGTAAGCACACCGACGACCCAACACTCACAGTTGGCGTGATGGTAGATGTTTCAGGTTCTATGGGCGACGCTATGCAACCTATGGCGACAACTGCATGGGTAATGTCAGAGGCGGTTCGCCGAGTGCAGGGCAAGACCGCGATGGTTTATTTCGGTCAAGATGTTTTCCCAACTCTAAAGGCTGGACAGCACTTGTCAGAGGTGCAGGTTTATACGGCACAAGACAGCACGGAGGAGTTCGACAAGGCGTTCCGCGCACTTGATGGCGCACTCAACTTGCTAAACGGCAGAGGCGCACGACTCCTTGTCGTTGTGTCAGATGGACATTACCGAAGTGACCAGCGAGAGATGGCACGCGATTGGACACGCAAGTGCGGAGAGGCTGGCGTAGCAGTTCTGTGGTTGCCGTTCGATAACGGACACAGCGCGAGCCGTATCCTCAATGAGCGAGATGGCGTGATAATGTCAGGAGTGCTAGACCCTGTGTCAGCCTCCATTGAGATAGGCAAGGCATCAGAGCGAGTTC